GTCGACACGCTGGTCAACGGATAACAAAAAAGGCACTTCGCCAGTCTCGGAACGGGCCCTTTCGGGGCCCGTTCCTTTTTCCAGACGTCTGCACGGCGCAGGCGTGCGGAAAAAGGAATCGAGCAGCACAGGCGCGGCTAGGGGGCACCCGAAACCCCGGTTTCCTGAACCGGATGCCGCGCCTTCACCTTCAGGGCTTCGACAGGAGGAGGCATGAAAAAACTCAATCTCGGCGCCGGCGACAAGGTCATCGAAGGGTTCGAGGCGCGCGACGGGGCGAAGGGCGACGTGCTCTATCCGTTGCCGGACGCGGACGGTTCGGTGGACGAGATCCGCGCCAGCCATGTGCTCGAGCACTTCCCCCATGGCCAGGTGCAGGCGGTGCTGGCCGACTGGGCGCGAGTGCTCAAGCCGGGCGGGGTGCTGCGGGTCGCGGTGCCGAACTTCCAGTGGGTCGCCGAGCAATACCTCGCCGGCGAGGACGTCAATGCCCAGGGCTACGTCATGGGTGGGCAGACGAACGAGCGCGACTTCCACCGCGCTCTCTTCGGCCGCGACCTTCTCTCGCGCCTGCTCGGAGCGGTCGGGCTGGTCGGAGTGCGCGACTGGACGAGCGAGATCGAGGACTGCGCCGCGCTGCCGGTATCGCTCAACCTGGCGGCGAGCAAGCCCGGACCGCGGCCGAGGATCTCGGCGGTGGCATCGATGCCGCGCCTGGGATTCAATGATTTCTGGGGGGTGATGTACGACCAGTGCGCGAAGCGCGGCATCCAGTTCCGCCGCTCGCAGGGCGTCTTCTGGGGCATCAAGCTGACGCAGGCCTTCGAGACCGCGCTGGATAGCGACCGGCCGGAATGGCTGCTCGCGCTAGATTACGACACGGTCTTCACCGGTGCACAGCTGGACGCGCTGATCGACGTCGCGAGCCGCCACCCCGAGGCTGACGCGATCGCGCCGATCCAGGCATCGCGGCACCACAGCATGCCGATGCTGACGGTCGCATCGGGTACGCCCGGCATGAACCGCGCGCGGCTGAAGCGCGAGGAATTCGACCAGGAGCTGCTCAAGGTGCGCACCGCCCACTTCGGCTGCACGCTGCTGCGCGCGGAGAAGGTCCGCGCCCTGCCGAAGCCTTGGTTCAACGAGGAGCCGGACGAGAAGGGCGGCTGGGGTCCTGGCTCGATCCACGAGGACATCTGGTTCTGGAAGCAATGGGAAAAGGCCGGGTTTTCGGCCTATCTCGCCTGCCGCGTGCCGGTTGGTCACTGCGATCTCGCGGTGCGCTGGCCGGATGTCAATCTCGAGACGACCTACCAGTCGCCGCGCGATTTCATCAAGCAAGGTCCGCCCGACGAGGTGTGGAGATGAGCTATCCCCAAGGAACCAAGGTGCGCCTGGTCGAATCCTGGCGCGCCTATAGCGCCGGCACTGTGCTCGAGCAGGGCTTCTATGCCGACATGGAGACGCTGGTGAAGGCCGGCATCGCCGTGCGCGTCGACGAAATCGAGGAACCGAGCCGCCCGGCAAAGCTCGCCGGCAAGGCGGCGAAGAAGATTGCCGACGTGGCCAAGGGCCTCTTCAAGCCCTGAGCCATGCCGCTCACCGAAGACCTGACCGTCTTTTTCCAGACGGCCGATTTCGCGACCGCGGCGACCTATAAAGCGGGCGGCATTGGCGGAGGCGTGACGGTGAACGTCATCTTCGACAATCCCGACGAGACGCGCCTGGGCATCGCCGGCACCAATCCGAACGTCCTGATCAAGGCCACGGATATTCCGAGCTTCTCCAACGCCGACACGCTGACGATCGCCGGCGTCGTCTACCGCTGCATCAACGAGGAGCCGCTCGACGACGGCGCGATCCTTCGCATTCAGTTGGAGAAGCCGTAATGGCGAACCATGTCCTGCGCCAGATCCGCGACGCGGCAAAGAGCGCGCTCAACGGCCTCACCACCGCCGCCAGCCAGACGACGCAGGCCTTCGTCAACCGCTCCGACGACGAGCCACTGCTCGACGCGGAGCTGCCGGCCTACCGGTTGCGCGTGCGCACTGACGACATCACCGTGAGCTCGCTGGGCATCAACCGCCTCTATGAGCGGAGCGCCGAGCTGGTGGTCGAGGCCATCCAGAAAAAGAACGCCACCTTCGAGGACGATGCCTACGATCTCATCAAGCTTGCCGAAGTGGCGATCGCCGGCGGTCTTACCGGCGCCAAGTCGGTGGACATCCGCCGCATCGAGATCGAGGACGACGCCCGCGGCGAGAAGCCGCGCATCCTCGCGCGCATGACGTTCGCCGTCTATTACGTCACGGCGATCGGTTCGCCTGACATCGCGCTGTGACGCCGGCGACGCAGCGCCTGCACGAATCCCTGATCCGCCTCTTCAAGGGCGTGATCACCGCATGGGAAGAATGGCTGAAGGCCCACAAGACGCAGTAACGATCTAACCCCCAGTCCGAGCACGCGATCGCCAGCGCCTGACGGCCACGGCGGTCATTGCCCTCCTCGGTTTCCTCCAAGGAGTTCTTGCAATGACCATCGCCGCAGGCGTAGCCAAACGCGTCACCTACAAGGTCGAGGCCACCTGGGGCACCGTCCCCGCGGCCGGCAGCGCGCAGGCGCTGCGCCGCGTCAAGAGCACGCTCAACCTCAAGAAGCAGACCTACCAGTCGCAGGAGATCCGCAGCGACTACCAGGTCGCCGACTTCCGGCACGGGGTGCGCTCCGTCAACGGCACCGTCTCCGGCGAGCTCTCGCCCGGCACCTACAAGGACTTCATGGCCGCGGCGGTGCGCCAGGCGTTCGCCGCGGTGACGGCGATCACCAACGCCTCGATCACCATCTCCGGCACGGGTCCCACCTACACGGTGGCGCGCGCCGCCGGCTCCTGGATCACCGACGGTGTCAAGCTCGGCAACGTCGGCCGGCTTTCCGTCGGCGTTTTCAACGCGGCCAACATCAACAAGAACCTGTTCATCACCGCCATCACCGCGGCGAACCTGACCGTGATGCCGCTGAACGGCGTGGCGCTGGTCGCCGAGGGGCCGATCGCCACCTCGACCTTCACCGTCATCGGCAAGAAGGCCTTCGTGCCGAGCTCGGGCTTCACCGACCTCAGCTATTCGATCGAGCACTTCTATTCCGACCTGACGCTGTCCGAGGTGTTCAGCGGCTGCAAGATCGCGCAGATGGGCATCCAGCTGCCGCCCACCGGCATGACCAACGTCGACTTCGACTTCCTCGGCAAGGACATCGTCACCGCCGGCGCGCAATACTTCACCGCCCCGACCGCGGAGACCACGACCGGCATCCTCGCCGCGGTCAACGGCATCCTGGTCGTACAGGGCGTGGCGGTCGCGCTCCTCACCGGGCTCAGCTTCAACCTCAAGGCCAACATGAGCGGCGAGGCGGTGGTCGGCTCCAACACCTTCGCCGACATCGTCGAGGGCCGCATCGAGGTCGACGGCCAGTTCACCGCGCTCTTCGCAGATGCGACGGTGCGCGATTACTTCCTGAACGAGACCGAGGTCGGCCTCTACGTCGCCATGGCCACCTCGCCCTCGGCGACCGCGGACTTCATCGCCTTCAGCCTGCCGCGCGTCAAGCTCGGCGACGCCGCGCGCGACGACGGCGAAAAGGCGCTGGTCCTGACCTGCCCGTTCACCGCGCTGCGCAACATCGCCGGCGGCGCGGCCACCACCAGCGAAGACACCACCCTGGCGATCCAGGACAGCCAGGCCTAGTGCAGACGTCTGCACGTTTAAACGAGGGAGGAGACCCCATGGAGAAGAGCGACCTATCGCAGCTCGACAGCGCCAAGGGCGCGGAGAAGGGCTTCACGCTCACGCTGCGCCACCCGAAGACCGACGCCGAGCTGCCCTGGCAGGTCATGCTGCTCGGCGCCGACAGCGAGGCCTACAAGGATCGGGCCCGCGAGTTCGCGCGCGCTCGCGCGGCGCGCTTCACCAAGCTGCGCAAGATGCAGATCTCGCCCGAGGAGCTCGAGGCCGAGGCGATCGAGCTGCTGGTCGTCGCCACCACCGGGTGGCAGGGCATGACGCGGGACGGCCAGCCCTTCGAGTACTCGAACGACAACGCCCGCGAGCTCTATCGCAAGTACCCGTGGATCCGCGAGCAGGTCGACGCCGCCGTGGGGGACCGCGCCAATTTTTTGTAGAGGTCCGCGAGCGCCTGCTGGCGTTCGCGGCGCACCAGTTCAACCTCGACGCGCCGCGCCCCGGCGGCACGCTGCGCCAGCACTACGAAACGGCGGCGGTGCATTCGGTCAGCGCCCAGCTCGAGCTCGACGGCGAGGTCGAGCTGCCTGCGCAGGCCGAGCACGTCTGGGCCTGGTACGGCGAGCTCGCCGCGGCGCGCGGCTCCAACGGCTGGGGCCCCAATCCGGTCACCTGGGCGGATCTCGGCGCCTGGCAGCGGCTCACCGGCGCGCGGCCGGATTCGCTCGAGCTCTCCTGGCTGCTTCGCCTCGACCAGGCATGGTTGAAGGCGATCGCCGCCGCGAGCAGCGAGAAAGGCAAGGGCGCGTGATTCCAACCCTGACCGTGAAACAGGACCTCTCCAAGGTCCTGCTCTTCTATGAGGACCTGCCGCGGCAATACGTCGACGTAGCGGCGGTACGAGCCCTGAACCGCACCGCGACCACCGTGCGCGCCGAGGCGGCGCGGCGCATCGGCCGCGAATACAACATCCGCATCGGCGCGGCGAAGGACGAGATGAAGATCCGCCGCGCGACGCGCGACGATCTCAAGGCTGCGCTCGTGGTGAGCGGCCGGCCGATCCCGCTGGTCGAGTTCGACGCCCGGCAGACCGCCGCCGGCGTCAGCGTCAAGGTCAAGGGCACCCGCAAGGTCGTCGCCCACGCCTTCCTCGCGACGATGAAGAGCGGCCACGAGGGCGTCTACATCCGCGAGATCAAGGGCAGCGCCAAGCGGCCCGGCCGCCTGCCGATCCGGCAGCTTTTCTCGCTGTCGCTGCCGGCGGCCTTCACCCAGGAGCAAATCATGAGCGCACTGATGGAGATCGCCACCGGGCGCTTCGGCGACGCGCTGCAGCAGGAGATGCGCTTCGTCATGATCAAGAACGGACGGTAGAAGCGATGCCCGCCAAGCCCACCACCACCGCGACGCTCGAGCTGAACGCGGTCGACAACACCAGCTCGGTGGTGAATCGCGTCTCGAGCGCGGTGAAGGGCCTGACCAAGGACTACACCGCCCTGACGGGCGCCATCACGGGCCTGGGCGGCGCCTACTCGCTGGGCGCGATCGCCGGCATGATCCGCGACACCATCGCGCTCGAGGCGAGCGTCGGCCGCCTGGCCGAGCGCGCCGGCACCAGCGCCGAGGCGCTCTCGTCGCTGATCGAGGTGGCGAAGATGTCGCACACCGACCTCGAGACGGTCGCCACCGGCATGGCCAAGCTCTCCAAGGCCATGGTCGAGGCCGAGAGCGGCACCGGCAAGGCGGGCAAGGTCTTCGAGGCGCTCGGCATCGAATTGCACGACAGCTCCGGGCAGATGCGCTCGGCGCAGGACGTGATGCAAGACCTCGGCAAGGCGCTCTTCGAGATGAAGGACCAGACGCTCGCCGTCGCCTTCGCCCAGGAGGTGCTCGGCAAGAACGGCGCGGCGCTGCTGCCCTTCCTCTACGAGCTGGCGCGCGCCGGCGAGCTGCACGCCAAGTTCAGCAACGAGGAAGCGGCGGCGGCGAAGGAGCTCGAGGACAACCTGATCCGCCTCGAGGCAAGCGCCAACAAGCTGAAGATCACCGTCGCCAGTTTCCTCGTTCCGGGCATGGTGTCGTTCACCGGGAATCTGGAGGAGGCGAACAAGAGCGGCGTCGGTTTCAATCAGGTGCTGATCGAGACCGCCAAGATCATCGCCACCATCATGAGTGGCATGGGGCCCGGATTCAGCCAGGCCGGCAACGCGCTGGCGACAAGGATCTTCGCCATCGACGAGCAGGCGCGCCGCGCCCGCGAGCAAGCTGCCGGCCCGCGCGCCGCGGCACCGGCGAAAGGCACGCGCGACGTCACCAACCCGTTCGCCGCCGGCGGAGGCGCCGACCAGGCGCTCACCTGGACGCCGCAGCAGGAGGAGATGTTCCAGGCCCGTAAGCGCGCCTGGCTCGAGTCCGAGAAGATGACTGACGACGCAGCAGCGGCAGTCGGTCGCGAGGCCGATGCGGCCGCCAAGCTCTCCGACCAGCAGGACAAGGAAGCCAAGCACTACCTCGACATCCTCGATCCCGCGCGCTCCTACCTCGAGACGCAGGAGAAGCTCTACGCGTTGCTCGCCGCCGGCAAGCTGACCCTCGACGAGACGCTCGCCATCCAGCGCAAGGTCTTCGAGGCCAAGAACGGCATCAAGGACCTTGCCGAGACCACTGGCGTCGCCGCCGACGCCGGCCACGCCATGGGCCTCTCATTCACCAGCGCGCTCGAGCGCGTCATCTTCGATAGCGGTCGCGCGGTGAACGCGATGGATCTTCTCAAGGCGGCCGCGATGGACGTCGCCAAGGTCATCTACGGCCGCAACGTCGCCGAGCCGATCGCCGGCGTCGTGCAGGGCGGGATCGGTAGCCTGCTCGCCGGCTTCGGATCGAACAGCGCGTATGTCTCCGGCACCATGACCGCGGAGTCCGCCGGCATGCTCGGCCAGGCATTCCACAGCGGCGGCATGGTCGGGATCGACGGCGTTGGCCGCTATATCCATCCCGCGTACTTCGAGAACGCGCCGCGCTTTCACGACGGCCTGATGCCCGACGAGTTCCCCGCCATCCTGCAGCAGGGCGAGGGGGTTTTCACCCAGGCGCAAATGAAAGCGATGGGTGGCAGTGGCGATGTCTACAACATCGACGCGCGGGGCGCCGATCGCGCCGGCATGGCCCGCCTCGAGGCAAGGATCGCGGCGCTTGGCGGCAGCATGTCCCACGTCGCGCTCGAGGCAATGCGGCGCGACGGCTACCGGAAAGGCCGCGCGACTCGCTAAGAGATCATTCCCGGACGCTGAGATCGCCCGGGCGGGGGCGCTCACAGACGAGCTTGGCGCCATCATTGCGGCAGAGCCCGGACACGCGTTCCAGGCGTTCCTTCTCCCGCTGGACCACGCAGTTGCGCCATTCATTGGTGCCGTACTGCGCGGACTGTTCGCAGTAACCGCCATGCCGCAGGACGATCCGGTCCACCTGACGCGCCGGCGTATTGGCGCAGCCGGCGAGAAAAACGAGGAGAACAATGGCGATCTTCTTCATGGAGGCCTCCGGGGCGGAGCGTAGCGCATGAGCGGCGCGCTGCCCACTACCCGCGCGCCGGCGGAGGTCCAGATCTCCTCCTGGTCGCCGACCTTCATCTCGGTATCGCAGTCCTTGAAAGAACAGGCCCGCCGGCGCGGGGCAGGGGTGCAGCGCTGGAAGCTGTCCTTCAACTACGGGACCATGGAGCGCGACGCGTACCTCGACCTGTGGGGCTTCCTCAATTCCCAGCGCGGCCAGTTCGACACCTTCACGGCGACGATCCCCGCGAACATCAGCCCGCGCGGCGCGCTCGGCGGCACGCCACTCGCCTTCGGTGGCGCCGTGGCCGGGGTCTCCAGCGTGGCGATCGACGGCCTCTCGAACAACATCACCGGCTGGGGCAAGCGCGGCGACTTCTTCAAATGGAGCGGCCACACCAAGGTCTATCAGCTGACGGCCGACGCGGATAGCAACGGCTCCGGCCAGGCGACGCTCGTCTTCATGCCTGCGCTCGCCGTCGCCGTAGCCGACAACGAGGCGGTCACCATCTCGAGCGTGCCGTTCACCCTGCGCCTGCTCGCGGACGAGAACGCTCTGTCGCTCCAGCCGCCGACGCAGGGCGTGCTGCAGTTCGCGGCGATCGAGAGGTACTAGAGTGAATCGCGGCGTATCGGCCGCCGTCCAGGCGGAATGGGCCAAGGCCGCCAACGCGCCGGCGCACCTGCTCGAGGTGCGCTTCGACTCCGCCGACGGCGGCTCGGTGTATCTCACCGATGCCTACCGTCCAATCGTCTGGAACAGCAACACCTACTCCGCCGCCGGCGATCTGCTCTCGTTCGGCGGCCTGACCGAATCGCTCGAGCTGCGCGTGGCGGACATCACGGTCGAGCTCGCCGGCGTCAATCAGTCCTTCATCGCCGCCTTCCTGCAGCGCCAGTACATCGACCGGCGCGTGCTTATCCATCAGATCTTCTTCGACGGCTCGGATGCGCTGATCGTCGATCCCTTCGCCATCCACGACGGCCGCATGGACGAGCCGCGCATCGTCGAGGATCCTGACGCCGGCAAATGCGTGGTGCAGGTCGCCTCGCGCGACCAGTTCGCCGACTTCGAGAAGCTGTCCGGCCGGCACACCAATCCGCACGACCAGAACATCACCTTCCCGAACGACCGCGCCTTCGACAAGCTCGCCCAGCTGAACAACCAGCCCTTCACCTGGGGCCATCTCAAGGAGCTGCCGGCGACGGGCCTGGGCGCCGCGGCGACGCGCCTCATTTACTCGCCAAACAACCCGGACCTCCCCTCGCGTCTTTTTGGCAGTGGCTAGATGACGGCGATGCGCTTCGCCGTCGAGACCTTCGAGAAATGGCACGAGGAGGCCGCGCCGCTCTTCCGCGCGCACTGGGAGCTGGTCGGCCGGCACAAGGACCTGGTGCCGCTCGAGGTCGACGTCAAGCGCTGGATCCGCATCGAGCGCGAGGGCCTGGTGGCGGCCTTCAGTGCCCGTATCGGCTGGAAGCTCGAAGGCTATGCGCTGTACCTGACGAGCCCGAGCCTCAACTATCGCGATCGCGTCTTCGGCTACTGCCACGCGATCTACATCGACCCCGCGCAACTTGTCGGTTTCAGGGCGCGCCGCTTTCGCCGTTTCATCGAATTCTGCGACGCGGAACTCAAGCGCCGCGGCTGCGTGAAGAGCGTGATGCACATGAAGCTTTCTCATAATTTCATGAGGATGATCGCGCCGCTCGGCTACGAGCAGAGCGAGCTCCTCGCCGAGCGGGTGCTGTAATGGGCATTTCGATCGGCGTGGTGGTCGAAGGCGCAGTCGACGTTGGGGCTGGCGAAACGGTTGCGGCGGGCGCCGCTGCCGCGGGTGCGGGCACGGCCGCAGCCGGCGGTGGTAGTGCGGTTGCGGGCGCCAGTATCAATTGGGGCGCGGTCGGCCTCTTCGCAGCCAAAACCGGAGCTAGCTTCGCGGTCAGCTACGGCCTGGCCAACCTGTTCAACAAGACCGGCTCGCTTGCGCATCCCGACGCGCAGAGCATGCTCGGCAACGGTTACTCAAGCCTGGACCCGATTCCGGTGCTCTATGGCCAGCGGCGCATCGGCGGCTCCCGGGCAGTCGTGGCGGTGCGCTCCTCCAGCCAGCAGACCAACGACGTGCTCATCATGGTCCTCATCTGGGGCGAGGGCGCGCTCAATGCTCTGAAGACGGCGTACTTCGATTCGGTGGCCGCCACCGATGCGAACGGCACGCCGATCGGCATCTACAGCGGCTACATGAACCTGACGCACCACTTGGGCGCGGACGACCAGGCTGCGGATCCGCGGCTCGTCGGCTCGGTGGCCGAGCCCTCGCTCTGGAACGCGAACTGCACGTTCTCCGGCATCGCCTATACCCGCTTCGAGCTGGGCTGGACGCCGGATCGATTCCCGAATGGCCGGCCGACGGTTACCGTCGACTACGAGGGGCGCAAGGTCTACGACCCGCGCAACCTCGCGACAGCCTATTCGCGCAACCCGGCGCTCGCGATCCGCGATTACCTGACCAGCACCCGCTACGGCTGCCGGGTGCCGCAGTCGATGATCGACGACGCGGCCTTCGCCGTAGCGGCCGATGTCTGCGACGAGCTCGTGCCGGTGCCGGACACGCTCCTCGCCACGCTGGCCCTGGTGAGCGGCGGATCAGGCTACCAGGCGGGCGAAACGATCGTCCTCGCCGGCGGCGTGGCGACGCGTCGCGCCGAGATCGTGATCGACACCGTCGATGGCGGTGGCGCGGTGCTCACCTTCCACATCTCCGAGCCGGGGATGTTCACCACCATCAGCCTG